CATATGCGAGGCAAAGAACGGCAAGAGCATTGACTTTAACTCCCCGCAGCCTGCACTTCGCAAGCTTGTGAACACTCGACTTGTAAACATATCTGAAATAAAACGAGAGCAGCAGATAGACGCAAGCGCCCTCAAAGCAATGACCGGGCGCGACACCCTCACTACTCGAGGACTGTTTGAAGGAAGCTTCGACTTCGTCCCGCAGTATAGTATATGGGTCAACACCAACTATCTCCCCGCTATCAGTGACGATACAGTATTCAAGTCTGACCGCATATGGGTTATCACTTTCGACGAGAGCTTTACGGAGAATAACAGAGACCGAGACCTCAAAGAGATATTCCAGAGCGAGGAAAACCGTCCGACAATACTCAAGTGGCTCATTGACGGATGCGCGGACTATTTTAAAACTGGTCTCAATCCTCCCGATTGCGTGAGAAAAGCGACTGCTGATTATCGTCTCAAGTATGACCGTATCGGCAACTTTATAAAAGACTGCTGCACTCTCGGAGACGATCTGAAAGTACAAAGAGGTGATTTATACAACGCCTACAGGTCGTGGTGCTGCCGCGCAGAGAACAGATATAAGCCTCTAGGCACGACAAGTTTTTACGGCGAAATCGAGTTTAGAGGTTTCCCGATTATGAAAAGTCATGGGTATCGATACGCTCGCGGAATTGATTTGTCCGAAAATGGGGCATTTGGGGCACTTTAAAACGAAATTACGCATATAGAGTTTTTAAAACTTGGGGGCATTTGGGGCAGTTATTTACTAACTTACACATATAGAAAAAGATAATATACATATATGTAAGAATGGTGAAAAAATTTTGCCCCAAACGCCCCGGAACCTGAAAGGAGACAATATGGACGAAAAAACAGTAAATGAAATCGTAAACGAGGTCACAAAGAAAAGAAGAAGACCTGACAGTACCGCACAGCCTGACCCAGGCGACAACAGGAAATATATCAACCATTCTCTCAAGCTCGCTGCCCTGAAGAAGGTCGATATGAAAAATGAGGACGAGGTCGCACAAAGAATACAGACTTACTTTGAGATATGTGCTGCTGATGATATGAAACCTTCGGTTGCCGGTCTTGCTCTTGCGTTGGATGTTGATAGGCGATATCTGTGGGAAATCAGGGTAGAGCGAAAAGGTAAAAATCCCAAGGTAGCAGACTTGCTGAAAAAAGCGGTGCAGATGCTCGACTTGCAGATGGTCGACTATATGCAGAACGGGAAAATAAATCCGGTATCAGGCATTTTTTTGATGAAGAACAACTTCGGCTATGCGGACAAGCAGGAGGTCGAAGTCACGGCGAAGAACCCGCTCGGGGATGAACCTGACCCGAAAGCGATCGAAGAGAAGTATGTTGAGAGTGTGGTCATCGACAAAGAATAAGGCGCACAAAGGCGTTTTACTCTGTCCGATTGAACTTCAAAAACATAGAGATGTCTCAAATAGCCAGAATATTGCGAAAATCGCCCCGTAAAGCCGTTTAAATACCGTTGCTATGAAATTACATTATAAAAAGCAAAACATGTTTACGGGGCATTTATGACAATATTTTAAAGGGCATGAAAAATCCCCGGTTATAATACCGGGGATTTGATTATTTTTGTTTTTCCCAGAATCGCGTCCGCTCAAGCAATATATTATCGGTGTAATATGGGATTTTGACTAATTGTAACGTTGTGTATTGTGGTGCTTGATAATACGCATAACCGTATTGGGGCAAAGTAACCGCCGCGCCGTTTCCGATGATCTGCCGGGATTCTATTTTTTCGCGGCAACGCAGAGCTAGCCGGGCGGGGCAGTTTGCCGCAAATTCTGCGGATAATGTTTTGCGATTCGGGCATTGTGTTGCCGCTATCAAATGCACATTTGCGGCGCGTCCTATGCGGGCTATTTTGCCCAGCGTTTGAGCTGTTCGGGGTTCAGAGAAAATAAGATCGCTTAATTCATCGATAATTATATATATGTCCGCTTCGTCCGATTTTTTTAAACCTTTCGCCGTTGCGCGGTCATATCGTGCATCTATCTCGGCGACTGCATTATTTAATATTTGGAGTGCTTCGCCTGGGTCGCTTGTGTATGCTATGGCGTGTGGTAAATTACAGTACATGACAAGCTCGGTGCGCTTCGGATCGATTAAAATAAATCGGGTGTGCAACGGGGATTTATAGAGTGCCGTGTATATTATGCCGTTTATAACGCAGCTCTTACCGCTTCCGGTTGTGCCTGCAATTAGTGTATGCGGTTGTTGTAGGATATCCACATATACCGCCGGAGCGCTTCCGCTCGGCGTGGTGTATGTTTTTGGAATGTACCGCTCCGGCGGTTTGCGGTGTTTAAATATCTGCATTTTTTTAAATCATCCTTTGTGTTAAGAGTAAAGCCCGGAGGCGTTTCCGGGCTTGTGTTGTTCTTTTCCGTTAGTCTTCAAAGGCATATCTCACTCCGAAGAAAAATCCGGTTTTGCTGCGCGGGATATCCACGACGTCAAAACACTTATCGGGCACAAATTGCATTTTTTTCCGCTCTGTCTCGGTATAAAGCGCGTTCTTAACTAAAATATTGGCGTTGTGTATACGCGGGTTTTTATAGGTCTGATCGTATTCTGGTTTAACTTTATAATAGATCATGTTTTTATTCCTCCTTTGCAGCCGCTTCCAATTCATCAAAAAGGGCGGTTAATTCTTCGTCATTGTCGATAGAGTCGATATAATTGCGGTTTTCGTTCATTGCTTCTATTGCGTAGAGATCGAGGTATGCGGAATAATCTTTATAGTCGCTTGATACTAAATTACCATATCCGTTATATCGGGAATAATCCCGATTCGGATTGAATGCGCCGTATATTTTGTTGCCGCTTCCGTCAGTGGTGTATGTCTCTTCGTCATATCCGAAAAATGCCCGACGTAAAAGCTCGCTCGGCTCTGTGCCGTTGTACAGTTCGTCCAACTCATCCATAGAAAAATAGCGATCGTCGTTCAAATATCCGTTGTAGCTGTCTAACTCCTCCATGCAGTCATTGAAAATATCTTCGTTGTTTTCGAAGTATTCAATGATATCGGCGGTGATCTCTTCCGGGGTTCGTGTTTTGGTTGTCTCTTTCATTTTAAATCCTCCTTGAATTGGTGCCGGGGTTGTGCTATAATAGAGGAGCAGCCGCCCGGCGTGGGTGTGTTGTGTGGGCGTTCCGTTTCTGCTGTGGTAGGCTGTGCGGTGCGCTCTTTTTGTAACCTTTTGATTACAGTTACAATTATACCATATAACTATAATATGTCAATACTTTTTTACAGATTTTTATAAAAAATTGTAAATTATCTATGCCGGCGGGGGGAGTACTGCTGAATACGAGGGGCGGGGTAGGTTGAAAAATCACTCGATAAAAATAAAAAGGACTTTTTACAGAAAAGTATTGACAAATAATTGTAAATGTAATATACTTAGACTTGACGAAGACTTGACGAAGGAGTGATATCGATGTATGAACTGAAAAGAGCTTGTGTTTACACTCGCGTATCTGATGATGCTCAGGGTGAACCTGATAAAGTATCGCTGCCCGAACAGGAACGAATGGGTAAAGCTTTTATAGAGAGTAAAGGTTGGGAGTATGTAAGGACATACACCGATAATGGTTATACTGGGCGAAACACAAACCGACCTGCATTACAACAAATGCTTAGTGACGCACACAGTAAACAGTTTGATGCCGTTGTCATATATAAACTTGATAGACTTTCGAGACGGCAGAAAGACACAATGACGATAATTGAAGATGTACTCATGAAAAGTGGAGTTGATGTAGTGAGTCTTAGCGAAACGCTCGACACGACCACCCCGTGGGGCAGGGCTATGATAGGTGTGCTTTCTTCTTTTAATCAGCTCGAAAGTGAGAATATTGCTCAGAGAACAGCCATGGGGCGATATGCCACGGCTCGAAAGGGTGGATATGCCGGAGGAAAGCCGCCATTAGGTTATAAAGCGAAAGACGGGAAACTTGTGATTGTACCTGAGGAAGCTGAAATTGTTAGGTTAGTGTTTGAACTCAGAGGACAAGGAATGACTCTCAAGGGAATAACCGATGAGTTGAATAAACGTGGCTATCGGAGTAAAAAGGGAAATGAGTTCAAACATTCGGCTATTCAAACGATACTTAATAACGAAGAGACTTATCGAGGAAACTATAAGTACGGCAAGGAGAAAACCGAAAAGTCTCACGAGCCGATTTTGAAAAAAGACTAAAGCAGAGTTATAAAACGAAAAACCCTAAAACTCTCTTGAGCTTTAGGGTTTTAAAGTTAAAATATAATAAAAAATTGAAAAACAGGGAAAAATCGGCAGATGGCTGAGGCGCATTCGACCATTCCATCTGTGAACGGCACCATGTGCAAAAGGGTAATTGACTAAAAAAGCTAGCATTTCACAGGCTTATGGGTGATAGAAAATATGTAATTTATTCTCGTTGTTAATAATACCACTATTTTTATTTGCGAAATAAAAGATATGATTAGCAACGATGTCTGCGGCTCTCACCAAGGTGGTCTTGGCAGAATTGCAATATTGAAGATTTATCGACTTAACAGATGGAAAAAGGGGCTTGTGAAATGTCATATGCTCATAATTCCACATCCCAATTTTAAATTCTTTTTCAAGAGATTCGCGAAGTTCATACCATCCATTAGTCGCTGTTGAGTGCTCATCAACAAAAAATGAAATGGATTCAACTTCTTGAGGGTCAATAATTCCTTGTGAAATCATTTCTTGGAGCTTGGTTTTCACCGCCATTTTGTAAGCCCAATCCAGATACCGTTGCTTACTCTTCTTGTTTGAGAAGAGCTCGTTCTTTACCAATTTTTTTTGATTAATAATAACACCGAATCGCTCTTCTGTTTTGAGAATCCTATATAGTTTGTTTTTTGATTTGGGTTTTATATTACAAGCCTTCACTTCGGTTTTTGGCTTAATTTTCTCAGATAACCTGACATTTTTTTCGGCAGCCTTAAATCTTCTGGAACACGTCTCTCGCTCACTGGGAGAAAGGAAAATTAAGCCGCCAAACACATAATAGAGATTATGTTGTTTGTCCAACACTCCGGACTCGTCTGAATAAATATATATATTCATAATGACCTCCCCAAATAGCAAAAAAAAAAAGACGCCCGAAGGCGCCCCCCGCGGCCGACGATATTGCATATCGCTTAAACAATTAGTTCGGTGACGCGAGTATGCAGTGTATTTCTACCTGCACTTATATTATATGCAAGAGCTATAGTCTTGTCAAGATTTTTGCAAAAAATTTTTTGAAGAAAAATTTGGAAAGAGTGATAATATGCTTACAAAATCCAAATAACGGTCACACCAGCCAAAATTGGCAGTGTTCCGAGCGCGTCATGGGTCGGGTGGATTCGTGGATAAAAGAAAATCGTAACCCTGATATAATAAGTACAACGAAAAGGAAATATTCAATTGCATAATCAATAGGAATATGCTATACTCAAATAAAGCAAAGTCCGTTTTATTACCTTGCAGAAACGAAAATTTGCGATATAATGGACTTGAATATTTCATAATGGAAGGTGATTAGAAGTGAAAAGGTTGGTCGCGTTATTATTAGTTGCGGTTCTTGCGTGTTCTTTGGTTGGATGTGATTTGGGTAGCTCGGATAAAAGTGATGAAAATGCGCCATTGATGACCGGCGGCGTCTCAGATACACTGACCTTTGATGAACTTGAGATAACGGTTACGAAATTTGTTTTTTCAAAATACTGCGGAAATCTCAGCAGTCTTGGTGAGGCTGAGTCAGGGAGTGTCTGGTGCACGGTATATCTGAATGTCAAAAACATTTCCAAAAGTGCGAAGATACTGACGAGGTCATATGGAACCAAATATAACTTTACTCTCGATTATAATAACGGATATACTTACAACACTGCATGGTTTGAATATGCTGAGTTTTTGAATGCTCATGAAAGTATTGCTCCGCTTGAAACGCTTAGCAATGTATGTGTGTCGTATAAAGTTCCCTTAGAAGTAAAGAAAAACACAGAAAACTCATTAAAATTAAAGTGTTCTTACAACTCTCAAAAAGAAACTGACTATGTTGAGTGGGAGCTTAGATAAGTTAGGAGGATATCTATGATTAAGCTTACTATTTTCGGATTCCTACTCGTCTGTGCTATTGATGCGTGGTTTCCGGAGTACAATTGGTTGTCAATACCTATTTTTGTGGTTGTGGCGTTGATATGGTTAGTAGTTAAGATACTTCGAGATGTACTGGGGTTGAAACCGAGAAGATCGAGACACATAGAAGATTATTGGGATGAATTTGATTGGTGGCAGGATAATCAAGGATTATAAATGACTCTCGCAACGGGGTGAGAGGATGCAGTCAACAGGGACTACGGTTAATTCCGTAGTCCTTTTTTCATTTTAAGGAGGTTGTTGATGAGAAAAGTAAGTATCTTAGGAACATCCTACAGCGTTTACGAGGGTGTTTCATATCAAAAAGATTGCGAACTTAAAGGTCGATTTGGGTATTGTTCTCACATGGAGCGGAAAATTGTAGTGGGTGATTTGCTTACATGTGATACCTGGGAAAATGAACGAGAAGAAGTTCGAAAAGAGCATGAACGATTGACGCTTCGTCACGAGGTCATACACGCCTTTCTCAATGAAAGCGGTCTAACTTCGAGCAGCAACAGTGTTGACTGTTGGGCGAGAAATGAAGAAATGATTGATTGGATTGCTATTCAATATCCGAAGATCAAAAAAGTATTTCAACAGTTAGGGTGTGAGAACTGATGGTGAACAAATCACTAATCTCGAAAATTTTCGCGGCGATAAAAAAGACACCTTCGGAGATATCGGCTTACGAAGATATGTTTGCGGTCTGTCGCGATATTGAGAGTGATAATTTTGAGCTGGCTCATAAGACTAATGCCGAACTCCGAAACAAAATAGCTGTAGCTATGCGTGACGGAAACAGTACCGGAGAGTTTTTCAGTTTGTACAAAAGAACACTGCTGTTTGATGCTCCGCACGACTTTGATTCATATCTGCTGTATCTTGAGATGAATCGTAAGCCTGCCGACAGATTCTATCAGCCTCGCCGAAAAGTCCTGAAACGAGTGGTGGAAAAGCTGCAAGCCCTCGTTGATGACGAGCTTGACGAGCTGTTTCTTTCCATGCCTCCGCGAGTCGGGAAGTCGACATTGCTGATATTTTTCGAGACCTGGGTAATGGGTAGAGACATGGAGCACCCGAGCCTTTATTGCAGTTACTCCGATGTTATCACGAGAGCTTTTTATAACGGCGTACTCGAGATCATGACCGACAAAGATACATACTCGTACAACGATGTGTTCCCGGATGCGAAGATATCCCGAACGAACGCGCAGGACGAGATAATCGACGTGGGACGAAAAAAGCATTATCCTTCTCTTACTTGCCGTTCTCTCTATGGAACACTGAACGGTGCCTGCGATGCTGAAAATGGATTTATTATCTCTGATGACCTCATAGGAGGCATTGAAGAAGCATTGAACCCTGACAGACTTACAACCGCATGGGGCAAGGTTGATAATAACCTGATACCGAGAGGAAAGGGCAAAACTAAATATCTTTGGGTCGGAACTCGTTGGTCTATAGCAGACCCAACGGGACGCAGATATCATCTGTTGCAGACTGATGATAAGTTCAAGGATTACAGATATGAGTTTATCAATCTGCCCGCACTGGATGACAACGATGAGAGTAACTTCTGTTATGACTATAATGTGGGCTTTGATTCGATATACTATCAACGCCGCCGAGCATCTTTTGAGCGGAATGACGATATGGCTTCGTGGAATGCTCAGTATATGGGAACACCGATAGAGCGAGAAGGTACACTGTTCAAGCCTGATGATATGAGATATTACAATGGTGTTTTGCCGGACGGTGCTCCGGACTGCGTATTTATTGCTGTTGACCCTGCCTGGGGCGGCGGAGACTATGTGGCTGCGCCGATCTGTTATCAGTACGGTGATGATATCTTCGTGCATGATGTTGTGTTCGATAACGGGGATAAAAAAATCACCGAGCCTCTGATAGTCGATGGGATTATCAGAAATAAGGTAACTCGGGGACGAATCGAGGCTACGAAAGCTACAGAGTCCTACAAGGAAGATATTGACTCACGGCTGAAGAAGAAGGGTTATAAGATGAACCTTACGAGCAAAGCAGCCGGAACAAATATCAGTAAAAATCAGAGGATATTCGATAAGTCTCCGGAGATTCGAGAGAATATGATATTTCGAGAGTCGGGAAAAAGAAGTAAGGCTTATGAGCTGTTCATGCAGAATGTTTTCGCATTTAAGCTGCTCGGAACAAATAAGCATGATGACGCGCCGGACTCGTTGGCGATGGCTATTGATATGATAACCAATCCTATGGGTCAGTACGCTATATTTAGACGGCAATTCTAATTTATACACGATATATAGTATAAATATCTTGACAAAATACAATATATGGTGTACAATTAAATTTGGATAAGAGGAGGTGTTTCCGATGGGCTCTATAACATTTCAAGGCTTGACAGGTCGTAGTGTTATCTACACCGATGAGGCTGAAATCACCGATGTTAATGTAAGAGATGTGCTTAATAAGGCATTGATTCTTCATAACAAGAACAGCATGGATATTGATTATCTCTATCGCTACTATAAGGGCGAACAGCCAATCATACACCGAACAAAAGAAATTCGCCCGGAAATCAATAACATTATCGTAGAGAACAGAGCGAATGAGATCGTCACTTTCAAGGTTGCGTATCTCGTGGGGGCACCTATCCAGTATGTTAACAGAGGTAAAGAGGAAGTTCTTGAGGACATAAATAAACTCAACGAGTTTGTTTTTGCGGAAGATAAAGCGACGAAGGACAAAGAACTCGCCGAATGGTTCACCATATGCGGAACAGGCTACCGTATCGCACTTCCCGACCCCGTGGGCGAAGAGGACGAGTCCCCGTTTGAGATTTACACTCTCGACCCGCGCAATACTTTCGTTGTATATTCGAGCAAACTCGGTCAGCGTCGTCTCATGGGATGTATGGTACTTCATAAGCAGGACGGGGGAGTTCGTTACTGCATTTATACCGATAGCAAGTACTATGAGATTGAAGATAACGAGATAAAGAAAGCAGAAGATCATATGCTTGGAAGGGTGCCGATTATTGAGTACCCTGCAAACATGGCTCGGCTGGGCGCTTTTGAGATCGTCCTCCCGCTTCTCGACGAGCTTAATATGATAGCTTCGAACCGAATGGACGGCATTGAGCAGTTCATTCAGTCGCTGCTTGTAATAAAAGGTGCGGATATTGAAGAGAATGAATATCGTAAGCTTATAGCAATGGGCGGATTGAAGCTTCCCGCCGATGGTGACGCGAACTATATCACCCAGGAACTTAATCAGACTCAGACCCAGGCGATGGTTGACTATTGCTATGATGCTATCCTCACCATCTGTGGTATGCCCAACCGGAACGGTGGCAGTTCCACCAGTGATACAGGAAGCGCGGTTATATTCCGTGACGGTTGGTCGTCTGCCGAAGCTCGCGCAAAGGATACCGAAACAACTTTCAAGCTTTCGGAAAAAGAGTTTTTGAGACTGATTTTGCATATCACCAACACCCTGAAATCCGACATAAATCTGAAACTTGCTGATATCGATATTCGATTCACGAGACAGAATTATGAGAACATCCAGGAAAAGTCTCAGGTGCTCACCACTATGCTTAATAATGATAAGATTCATCCGCGCCTTGCTTTCCAGCATTGCGGAATGTTCAGCGATCCTGAACTCGCATACACCATGAGTAAAGAGTATGCCGAAGAGAAGCAGGAAAAAGATGTGGCAGAACTTGAGCGTTTCGCGAATCAGCAAACTCAGCTTGATAAGGAGAAAGTGAACAGCGACGATGTCGAGGTATGATTATACTGATTCTATAATCAAGTATCTTAATAAAAAATATATCGATCTTTTCGGAAATCTTAACAGCGTTCTTGCCATTGATGAAGTTCATGTGTTGAGTCAGGTGAATGCAACATATCAAGAGTCTGATAAAACAACTCGTGAGGCTTTTCTGTTGCTCGCACAGAATACATACAACGAGTACTCGAGAAGAGGGCTGAGAAGCCTCGATGACGAGTGGGTTGATGAGCTGCTCGAATCTTACGACCCTACTACGAAATATGTCTATGCCCATGAAGTCGAACGAAAGGCAGCAAGGTGCGCCGAGGCGGTAATAAGTACGGGAAACACCCGTGAAGAGATAAAAAACGCTCTTCGGTATTATTCGGCAATGAACGGTGAATATGCCGTTATAGTGACTCTCGCTGCGCAGAGGCAGGCATATAAAGATGACGAAGAAGACTGGATAATGTGGAATACTCAGAGGGACGCTCACGTTTGTCGAATTTGTCAGTCGCGTGATGGAAAAATATATGAGCCTGACGAATATCCGGCTCGTCCGCATTGGGGTTGCAGGTGCTACCCTAAATCACTCGGAGGTGATTAACTCGCTTAATTATCATTTTTCGCAGAATGAGTATGAAGCCATAATGGTGGCGCTTCAGCGCGGAAATACGGTTGAAATCAAGAGGGAGAGAGATCGCCTCGTTATAGTGGAGATAGAACGAAAAGTTAAAACAAAGACCTCTATAACAGGATAGAGGGATACAGTCAACAGGGACTACAAGCATTAAGTTTGTAGTCCCTGTTTTATTTTCCAATATGTTCCCGCAGTCCATCGGATGGACACCCGGTTTTCTATAACTCTTCCCCGGCGCTTCTGTTGGTTCGACTCCAACCGGGAACACCAGTGAGACAGGGAAGTCTCTCAAAAACGCAAAACAAATTTAAAAGGTTAGGGAAAACCTAAAAACGCAGGAGGTATTTTTAATGGCAAAAATTGACACAACCAAAATTGCAGGATACAGCGACATGAGCGCAGAAGAGAAGCTCGCGGCACTCGAAGCTTTCGAGTATGAGGACAGCGTTCCCGATCTACAGAGATACAAGGATGCAGTTACTCGAGCTAATCGTGAGGCTGCCGAAATGAAGCGTAAGTATCAGGAAACTCTCTCAAAGGATGAGCAGGCTGAAGCTCAGAAGAAGGAAGAGTTTGAGAGGATGCAGACGGAGCTTGAAGCTCTGAAAAAGGAGAGAACCATTGCCGCTCACAAGGCTGATTTTCTCGGACTTGGCTACGACGATGAACTCGCGGCGGCATCCGCGCAGGCGTTGACTGACGGCAAGATGGATGTGGTGTTTGCTAATCAGAAAAAGTACCTTGAGGCTCACGATAAAGCCCTGAAAGCTGAACTTATGAAAGGCACTTCTACACCCCCCTCAGGAGTTGCCGGAGGCAGTGCGGGCGACGATTACACCAAAAAGGCAGAAGCTGCGTTGAGCGCAGGCAATTCGAGTGAAGCTGCCTACTTCATGCGACTCGCGCAGGAAACAAACAGAACTAAATAATTAAAGGAGAATCAATTATGGCAGATACTTTAGCAACAAGTTTTGGCGTTCTGAACTATTCAGGAATGCTTTATAACAACGGTAACACAAGGACTCCGCTTTCGTCCATTATCGGCGCGAGAGCCGTCAACACGAACCATTGCGAGTTTGTGGTCGGTCAGGAGTATACCGGCGGCGGTGCAGGTTCTCAGCCTGCTATTTCAGAGACTGCGTCTCTTACCGCCCCCGACGCGAGCATTGTTACTCGTGCACAGAAGACAAACATTACCCAGATATTCCAGGAGAGCGTCGGCGTTTCTTATGCGAAGCAGTCGAACATGGGTACTCTGTCAGGCGTTAATGTCGCCGATCAGAAAGCGAATCCCATAAATGAGCTTGACTTCCAGGTTGCGGCAAAGATGCAGAAGATTGCTCGTGATATCGAGTACACCTTCATCAACGGTGTGTACAACAAGGCTACAACCGACGCGACTATCAACAAGACTCGCGGTCTTGTCACTGCTATAACCACGAACACCATTGAAATGAAGAGCAAGGCTCTCGGTCTTTGGGATATCGCTGACGGCGTTAAGAAGGTTTACGAGTCGAATGCTCCGAGCAATGGACTGTGCCTCTGGTGCGATGCTACTACCATGTTCCAGATAAACGCGGATGCCATTCAGAACGGTCTTACCATCGTTCCGGCGGCAAGAGATATCAACGGTATCAAGCTTTCTAAGGTTATCACTCCTATCGGTGAAGTTTACCTTTATCTCGGCGAGTGCCTGCCGAGCGGCACCGCACTTCTTCTTGACCTCGATGTTATTCGTCCGGTCAATCAGCCCGTTCCCGGCAAGGGCAACTTCTTCCTTGAGCCGCTGGCTAAGACCGGCGCAGGCGAGAAGTATCAGATATTCGGTCAGCTTGGTCTTGACCACGGTCCGGACTGGTATCACTGCAAGTTCACTAAGATTGCAACGACCTTCACCGCGCCTACATACAGCCGCTCGGTATTTATTGCAGGCGGTAAGGTCACTACAGAGACGGCAAGTACAGGCGGTTAATCGAATCAATTCAAAGAAAGGTAGGCGCGAGATATGACCGACGCACAGAAAATTATATTGCTGAAATCCATGACGGGGGAAACCTCTGAGGACATGTTGAACGCCTACCTCAAACTTGCCGGTGACAAAATTCTTGAGAGACGGTTCCCGTTCAAAAGCGATGTGCGGATCGTGCCTGTTAAGTATCACACAAGACAGATTGAGATAGCGTCGTATCTGCTTAATAAACGGGGTGCCGAAGGTGAGGTTTCTCACAGCGAGAACGGAATAAGCCGTAGCTATGAAAGTGCGAGTGTGCCCGAATCAATGCTCAAGGACATTCTTCCTTGTGCTGCTGTTTTGTCAGGAGGCGGGGAATGAAGTGCCTGAAACGAAATCAAACATCACTGCATTATGCACTCTATAAGGGCAAAGAACAGATAACCGATGAGGACGGAAACCTCACAGGCGAATATAAGGTCTTGTATTCCGACCCTGTAGAGATGCAGGCAAATGTATCTGCTGCTTCAGGCGCATCGCAAGTAGAGCAGTTTGGTAATTCCATACAGTACGACAAGGTCATCGTGACGGACGATATAAGTTGTCCTATTGATGAAAATACAGTTCTCTGCGTCGACAAGTTTCCGGCTTATGATGCAAACGGGAATCTTCTCTTTGATTATATCGTCAAAAAAGTTGCAAAGTCTCTCAACAGTATCTCTTTTGCAATAAGCAAGGTGAGTGTCTCGTGAGAATCAAAGTCACCGGTCTTGAGAAAGCAGTACGCAAGCTCGAAGCTTATAAAAAAAGTCTTGAGGGAAAAACTCATGTGTTTTTAGAGCATCTCGCACAGGTGGGTATAGATGTTGCCGATGTCGCATTCAGAACCGCTCAGTATGACGGCGAGAATGATGTCGTAGTGTCAGGGGAGCCTGAATGGATAGACGATGACACTCTTGTTATTACAGCGAGCGGCAGCGCGGTCAAATTCATTGAGTTCGGTACAGGTGTGCATTACACGGAGCAGCACCCTAAAGCCGGGGAGATGGGTATGGTTCGCGGTGAATACGGTCAAGGGAAAGGCTCCCAGGATAGTTGGGGGTACTACGGCAACCCAGGGACGAACGGAAGAGTGGTAAAGGAGAACGACAAAGGAAGTCTTGTTATCACTCACGGTAATCCCCCTGCCCGTGCAATGTACGATGCAGGCAAGGAAATGAGAGAACAAGTAAGGGCAATAGCGAAGGAGGTGTTCGGGAATGACTGATATCGAAAATGAGGTTTGCGATCTTGTATCTGCGGCTCTTCGAGCAAAATTCCCGAACATTACTGTTTACAGTAAGACGGTTCTGAGCCCTTCTGAGTTCCCATCAGTCAGCATTGAAGAGGGGGACAACTACACATACACTGCGTCAATCGACAGTTCGGGTGTTGAAAATCACTCGTCCGTCATGTACGAAGTCAATATTTATTCGAACAAGGTTAATCGTCAGAAGTCGGAATGCAAAGAGATATTTGCCGTGTTGGACGAGCTTTTGATAAGAAAGGGCTTTGTCCGCACGATGCGCAAACCTGTTTCGATGGACGATGCTACCAAGTATCGGATAACAGTCAGATATAAAGCAACAGTAGGAAAAGACAAACAAATATACAGGAGGTAACATATGGCGATTTCGTCTTATAAAACCTTTCTTATGAAGAAAGGTTCTTCAGGTAGTACATACGAGAAGCTTGTTGATATTAAAGAGTTTCCCGATCTCGGCGGCGACCCTAATATGCTTGATGCAACGACTCTTTCTGACCCGATGCAGATAAATATCATGGGTATTCAGAAGGTTGACGCGCTTACATTTACTGCGAACTATTCTAGTGAAGATTTCGCAACGCTTGATGCTCTCAAAGGTCAGGAACTTGACCTTGCTGTTTGGTTTGGCGGTACTGAGAGTGACGGAACTCTGACACCTTCCGGCGATAAGGGTAAGTTCAATTTCAAGGGTCAGCTTTCGGTATATGTTAAGGGTGCAGGCGTTGACAGTGTTGTTGAAATGGCAATAACTGTAGCCGCGAGCACGAAAATCACAAAAGCCTCAGCGTAAGGAGGAGACGTAATGGCTACTACAATCAATCTCACATACAAGGGTACACCGTACACTCTTGAGTTTACGAGGCGTTCGGTGAAGATGCTTGAAGAGAGCGGATTCGTTCTCGCCGATGCTTCACGCAAACCGCTTTCGGTTCTTTCTGAACTGTTTGCCGGGGCATTCAAGGCACATCATCCTTTTGTGAAGAAAGATACTGTCGAGGACATTCTGCTTCATGTAAAGGACAAGGACAAGCTCTATGACAAGCTCGCTGAAATGTACTGCGAGCCGATGGAGTATCTCATGAAAGACCCTGAAGATGATGAGGGAAACGTGGACTGGGAAGCGAGCAACGGGTAAATAACTTGCTTCCCATAGAGGGGGACGAGTTGAATAAACAGCTTGTCCCCCTTAATTATAGTGAACAGTTTGAGAAAGACTTACCCTACTATATGTCAATCGGGATGACTCCTGAACAATATTGGGACGGAGATTGTACGTTGCCCCGATGCTATCAAAAAGCTCACGAATTAAAACTCGCTCAGCGAAATCAGGAAATGTGGACGCAAGGCTTGTATTTCTATCGGGCACTCTGCTCCGCTTCACCTGCGTTCAATCCTATGGCGAAAGACCCGAAGCCTTTGCCGTATCTCAATGAGCCTTTCCCGCTTACTGATAAAGAGGCACGAGAGCAACGAGAAAGAGCCGAGAAGAAACGCATGAAGGAACAAATGAGTGTTGTATCCGATTGGGCTGAGAGAGTTAATTCGAGATTTGCAGGAGGTGAGAGCTAATGGAAGATGTTATTGATGATCTTAAAATAGAAATTGTAGGGGATTCGTATACCGCCGAAAAAAGCATAGACAAGGTAATTTCACTGCTTAAAGAAATAGACAGTGTTACGAGTCGAATCAATAAATCTATATCCGAACCTTTAAAGCCTATAGAGGCGCTGCAAAAGACCATAGACAGTATTAAGTCCGTGGATAAACTTCGGGATATAGGCGAGGCAATTTCGAGCCTGAATGGTATTAAGGTTTCCAAAACGATAGCAAAAGAGATTACTAATATCGGAGATGCTGTTCGTGGTATACAGGACTTGGATACCGGAAAGCTTAACGATATATCGAATGCCGTCTCAAATATTTCGGCGGCTCGAATGCCTCAGGTCGAGACTCAAAACACTATTCCGGCAACAGCATTGAATGTTTCTGATATCAGTCAGGGGAATGTCAACTTTGATGGAGTAACCGAAAGTGCTGATGCCGCAAGTGTTGCTATCGCGCAAGTATCAGAACGCGCGAGTGAGGCGGGAGAAAATGTTGCCTCTGCCGCTGATACAGCAACGAAAAAAACAATAAGCGCGACTGGACTGTTGAAGAAGCTCGGAAAAGCTTTTGATCCAATAACGAGCAAAGTTAGAAATCTATTTACCACTATCAAAAAAAGAATAACATATCGAGCACTTAACGGCATTATTTCGGCTATTACCGGCGGATTTAAAGAGGGCGTTCAAAACGTCTATGCTTATAGTCAGATGATGGGTACAAGTTTTGCGAAAAGTATGGATTCTCTTGCAACGAGTTACCTATATTTGAAAAACAGTATAGGTGCAGCGGCAGCTCCCATAATCACGATGCTTGTACCGTTTGTCGAGAAAGCCATAGATAAGTTCGTAGAGCTTCTTAACGCTATAAATATGGTATTCAGTCGGCTGTCGGGGTCTAATGAATGGACTCATGCGGTTAAGTATCCTACGACATTCGCTGACGGTATGGGTAAAGCAACGAAAGCCGCAAAAGAATTAAAGAAGACGCTTCTCGGTATTGACGAGATACATAAGCTCGATGATAATTCAACTTCCGCGACGGCAAGCGGAGTGAGTAGTACTGCTGCGAAATATCAATTCGTAACCGACGAGCTTGATGTTAAGCGCGCCGATGAACTTGTCAAAAAATTCAAATTGATACTTGGAATAGCCGGTGGAATTGGTCTTGCCATCGCTGCATGGAAAATAACAAGCAGTGTGGTCAATTTCTTTGGACTTCTTTCGCAAATCAAAGGAACAAATACCACTGCTACGCAGGTAGGAGATGCGGGAACTTCGGCATTGAATGGAAAATTAAAGTCAATAGCTAAAGACCTTGCCTGGGGGCTTGTCATTATTGCCGAGGTAGCAGTTGCGGCTGGACTAGTTGTCGGTGCTGTATGGGGACTCGGAGTAATGCTGGAACAAGTAGGTAAAGCATGGGAACCCGTGATTGCGAACGGAAAAACAGTGGCTATCGCAATGGGAATCGGTGTAGGTGTGTTGGCTGCTGTAGGTGCGGTAACGGCATTGTTGGGCAGTGTTGGTACACCTCTTGTTGCATATTTGGGTCTTGGTATCGCGATGCTTGCTTTGATTGGAGTTTCGACGGGTCTGTTTATTGTCGAAATATGGGCGATAGGCAAAGGTCTTGATGAGATCGGTAATGCATGGGCGCCCGTTCTTGAAAACGGAGAGACCATAGCTAAGGGTATCAGTCTTGGCACGGCTTTACTTATTGGTATTGGCGTTGTTACCGCTGCGCTCGGAGCGGCGACCGTCGCGAGTGTTGGGCTGCTTCCGGTAGCTATCGGTCTTGGTACTGGGTTGTTGGTTGAACTCAGTGGTGCTGTTGTGGCATTTACGATTGAACTTGTTATAGTTGCCAAATCTTTAGGTGATGAGTTATATCCGGCGCTGCGAGACCTTAATGGTAAATTACCGTCGCTGTCAAAGGATATGAGCAGTTTTACGGAATTTATGAAAGATTTTGCGCAAAAGGTTGTCGATTACTCAAAGAGTAGTCTTTTGGCGGGATTTGCGAGTACGGTCGATACAATTATAGGATTCTTTTTAAAAGACCCTATAGAGTCAATGGCAAAAGATGTTAATAAACAGAGAACGCAGACAGTTAAACTGAATGACAAGTTGCGCGAGGCAAATCCTGAATTGGGTATTGCGATATCGCTTATGGGTGAATATTACACTCTTTTAGAGCGGATTGAGACGCTCACCGGCAAAAGTAACAATATATCTCTTGCTAATGGTATGTTTGTCAACATGAAAGAGGTAGGTAAGAATTTAGTAACCGGTCTTGTCGCGGGTATCAGTTCTAAAAATTCCGAGCTTGCCCAGGCAATTAAATCTGTCCTGAAGGATTCTTTGTCGAGTAATGTCGCCAATTCATACGGCTATAATTTCGGAAAAAATCTCGGAACAGCAGTTGCCAATGGCTTCAAAAGTGCTCGCTTCCCGACACTAAAAGGAGATATTAATGTTGGTAGTACAGGTTCGGTCGATTTGAAATTGAAAGCCTATGCCTCCGGTGGTTTCCCTGCATCGGGACAGCTTTTCGTCGCTCGTGAGGCTGGACCTGAGCTTGTCGGTACAATGGGCGGTCGAAGCACTGTTGTTAACAATCAGCAGATAGTTGAAGGTGTTGCGAACGGCGTATATCGCGGTGTGCGTGATGCAATGGCTGAAAGCGACGGCGGTACTCCTATAATCGTTCAAGTAGTCGACAGAGCCGGAAATGTTATCGAAGAGATAAAAGCCGCAAATCTTAGAGCAGGACGAACTCTTATCCCGGTAGATGCATAGGAGGTGAAACATCAATATGGCTTTTACAGCAGGCATGAATCCCTTGAAGTCGGTCGGTGGTAAAACAGTCAAATGTCCCTCACAGTATAAGTGGGAGCAGATTGATGTTTCCGCCTCTGATGCGGGTCGTACCGAAGATGGACTCATGCATAAGAAAAAAATAAGAACCGTAGACGGGATAACTCTTGAGTGGGCTTATCCCACTACGATTGAGTTAAAGGCTATTTTAGCAGCTTTTTCGGCAGAGTACATATCAATCACTTATCTTTCTCCGACGGCGGGGGACTTCGTGACGAAAACATTTTATGTGGGCGATAGATCGTCTCCTATGTACAACAGTACACTGAACCGTTGGGAGAATGTAAGTTTTAAAATCGTAGAGAGGTGATGTTATGTATCCAATAACTTCTGCCGGGCTTGCTGCTCTGCGAGAGGATGTGGTGCAGTCCGTCAATATCCTCTGTACGCCTACCAAAGGCACGGCATTTAATATCACCGACAAAGACATTATCGGCGCGGTAACGGTGGACTGGTCGAGTGTCACGGGCAGTAAGCTTGATTTGGGCTCGGCGTGTATGTCAGAACTGAGTTTTACTCTCGAAAATACCGACGGCGCTTTTGACGACAAGGTGTTCGAGGGCGCACAACTGTATGTCACTACAAGCTTTTCAACGGGCTCGACAACGGAGACGGTGCCTATCGGCTATTACACGGTGGACAGCCCTCCGCGCAAGCTCCGGAGCATCAAAATAACGGCTTATGACCGCATGGCGAAGTTTAACCGAGCCTATGATACTGAGCTTGCCTATCCTGCAACGCTGTATCAGATAGTCGCCGATGCCTGCACAAAGTGCGGGGTGTCGCAGAAGCTCCCGACGAACACTCTGCATAGGGGTGTATCGATACCGAAACGCCCGGAGGCGGACAACCTGACCTATCGTCAGGTGCTTGTCTGGGCTGCGGAGCTTATGGGCGTGAGCTTGTATATTGACTATGACGGCAAGCTGACAGGCGGGTGGTATGCGACAAACGTCAAGCACACGGTGATAAAAGCTTCGGATCGTTTTACTTCCGGCAATACCGATTTCGCCGAAAACAGCATCGTGTTTTCCGGTGTACGCATCGTCGGAAACGACGAGAACAAGACTGAATACCTCGCAGGCACAAAGGACTATGCCTTTAACATTGAGGGCAATCTTCTTGCGCAGAGTGATATGAATCTCAGCACACTGGCAACGGAGCTTAAAACCGCACGGTGCAGTCTTACATACACTCCGATGTCCTGCACTACGCACTCGTTTCCGCACCTTAGACCGCTTGATATTATGAAGTTTGAGACGGCGCAGGGGACGAAAAAGGTCGTGCTGACAAATGTCAAGTGGCAGTCACAAAACCGCTGTACTAAGCTAGAGGGCAAGGGCGAAACGGCAACGCAGTCGGGATATGCCACAATGGGCGCGTTTACACCGAAGCAGCAGGCGATACTCGAGCAGACCCGCGCTCAGCAGGCGGCGCAAATCAACGACTTTGAGCAGGCGACCCTCGCGCTGAACGAGACCATCGCAAATAGCATGGGCTTATATGTCACGCGTAAAGCGGACAGCAACAGCGCGGTTATAACCTATTACCACGACAAGCCTACGCTCGAGGGGAGCAACACTATCTACTGCCGCAACGCCGGTGGTTATGCCTGGACTAATAACGGTTGGAACAACGGATCCCCGAACTGGGAGTACGGTGTATCAAAAGACGGTGACGCGGTTATCCGAAGCATTGCCGCAAACAAGATTTCCGCGAGTTATATCACGACGGATATCCTTTCGTCGCCGACCGGGAAGTTTTCTTTTAACTTGGACACGGGTCACATCGAAGCTTCCGACATCAACATCACCGGCGGCGACATAAACCTTGACGGCGGTACCCTGTCAATCTTAAACAACGACGGCTATAAAGCCGACTTGTCAGGCGGCGTGCTTGACCTCTATCAAGGCGCGGGCACAGGAACCGGAACAGGAAAAAAATATCTGACCTTTGGCAGCTCAATGCTGTATAAAACCGCACTCGGCGGCGACTGGTATGCGACTATAGCCGCACCTGAGTTTACGCTCGGCGAGCAGTCGTCAAAAGGCTTTAGATTTGGAAAATCGAAAGATAACGTCTCCGCAGTCAAGCCTGTCGTCAACAGTCTTGGCTACAGCTGGGACACCGACTATATGCTCGTCGAGAAAGACAAAACGCGAATCAGGCGGTGTGTTGAAACAAACGAAGCAAAGGAAGACCAGTTTGAGAGCCTGATACATCACCGGACGGTCGGCGGAACAAATTTTAAACTTGGCGTTGGTATTGCAAAAATGAACGCCGAAAAGACACCGGGAGCGGGTTTTGAAATAAGGGGCGAGACCTCCGGCAAGCTCTGGGCTGGGCTTTATGCGTGGACAGAGGCTGATAATATTATGCGTCTAACATTTCAGACAAGCAATCAGGACGACACGACATACAGTAGGACACTTACGGCAAATGGCGACTTTTTGTATTTTAATGGCAGACGGTTGAAATTTGCAGACGAATAGGCGGTGAAAAAAATGACAAAATCAGAAATCGAACAGAAAATCGCGGAAGTCAAAGCGCAGGGCGACGCCTTGCAAAAACATAACGCGCAGCTGATGCAGCAAATCGAGGTCAACAAGGTCGAAATCGCGAAGATTATCGGCAAGCTTGACCTTTTATCCGAAATGCTTACAGACTGCGAAAAACAGGCTGCAGAGCCCGCGAAAGAGGAGGTAAAGGAAGATGCAGGAAAGAACGATAAAAGTCGAATACAGCCACCCGCGTGGCTACGACGTAGGCTATCGCGCGGAAAATAACTTTACCGTGCTCGCTCTGCCTATCCCGGCAGAGCTTGAGGGCGCGGACAGCTACAGAGTCTATTTTGAATCAACGGTCGGCGAGCATCTACAAACCGAGCTACTGACTCCTGCGGACGGCTATGTGGCGGTTAAAATTACAAGCGATGTTGTGCCCGAACCGGGCAACATGGCAGCGCAGCTCGTCGCATTCGGAGCGGGCGAGATAGTCGGCTATGCGCCTATGATAACAGGCTCTGCAAAGGTGTCAATCCCGGACGGCACAGAGCGATTGAGTCCCAGTCTCGCCGCTGAAATCGCGCTTAACACCGCTGCCAGGCATTCGCACGAAAACAAGGCGGTGCTTGATAAGTTCGCCGAAACCGACGGCAAGCCGACCTATGACGGTCAGGCAATAGGTACTGGTGGAGCGTCAACCGCTGAAGACGTCAGCTATACCAACGCCGCACTGCCGAACATATCGACGGTCGGCGGCGCACTCGACAAGCTTGTTCCAAACTCCCACACCCACGCCAACAAAGATACACTCGATAAGCTCTCCGATTCAAATGGCAAACTCCAGTATAACGGCTCTGATGTCGGACTCAAAGGTGATAAAGGAGCGGACGGCAAAGACGGCGCAAATGGTATAACGCCGACTATTGGCGCAAACGGCAACTGGTACTTAGGCACTACCAATACAGGCAAGCCGTCGCGTGGCGAAAAAGGCGACAAAGGTGCGGACGGTACAAACGGCAAAGATGGTATAAATGGCAAGACTCCCGTCAAAGGCACTGACTATTGGACGGAAGCAGACAAGGCAGAAATAGTCAATGATACCCTTGCGGCGTTACCGACTTGGGCAGGAGGTAGTTACTGATGGCTTTTGATAAGGTAGTTGACTCCGCCGTACTTGATGCCGCTATGACCTACACCGCTAACCGCATCCGCAACAAGGCAGGCAGCACAGATCAGATTGCGTGGGACTCCGCCAAAGGTTTTGGCGACGCGGTTGACGCTATAGCTGGTTCATTTGATGATGCAATAATTCAGCGCACGATATCTGGCACATATTCAAACAACCGTATAACGACGGTCGGAGCGTGCGCATTTTTAGGATGTCAGGCTCTTACAGCGATTGATTTGCCTAATGTCACCCAAGTTAATCGCAACGCTTTTGAATCGTGCGTTCGGCTGTCGACAATAAATCTTCCCAAAGTCACCGCGTTTGACAGAGGTGTTTTTACAAATTCCGCAATACAACAAGCAAATTTTCCTTTGGTGACAACAATAGGAGGCAACTGTTTTTACACCACAAAGCATCTGATATCTGCAAATCTACCACTTGTTACCAGTTTACCGATTGACTCTTTTCGCCTTTCGACAATTCAGACAGCTGATTTTGCGGCGATAACAAATATAAACCGAACGGCGTTTACCGATTGTACGAAGCTTGAAACGCTTATTATTCGCACTTCGTCAGTTTGTGTGATATCCGACATTTCGATTGCGCTGCGCGGAAGCAAGATAGCATCGGGTACGGGGTATATTTATGTGCCGGATAACCTCGTTGACAGCTACAAGGCAGCGACGAACTGGGTTACACTTTCGGAACAAATCAAGCCGATTTCGGCGTTGGAGGCGAGCACATGATAAAAACAGAGACCCGGGCAGACGGGCTTATCCGCACATATAGCGACGCGGGTAAGATGATTCAAAAGGTCGGCACGGATGAATTTTACGATGTAGCCATCGACCTCGCCTCAGCGAGGTACAGCTACACAGAAACCGACATTGACAGCGAAATAACCGACTCCGAGGCGCTGAACATAATCATAGGAGGTGCGGATATATGACGCGAGCAGAAGCAAAAGCTTATCGCAACAAGATAGACGGCGTGTTGAAGAAGGTCACGACGGACGCAGAAGCTTTGGAGTATGCCGAGCTTTATCCGCTGTGGAGCGGGTATGTCGATTATGCCGTCGGCAGTATAGTCCGCAGACCGAGCGGGCTCTATCGCTGCTACAATGCCATAACGGCAAA